ATTGACAATTGCTATATAAACTGATATAATTGATATGTAATTACAAGATATTATGGCTAAAGGATTTACAGTAAAAGCTAAGTCACCAGCAGTTAATAAAGCACCTGAATGGGATTACGATAAAGCAAAGGAACTAGTAAAGGGTAAAGCAATTGTGTTTTGCTTACCTGGTAGAGGAGTTTCATATGCATATTTGAAATCATTTGTTCAGTTATGTTTCGATTTGGTACAAGCAGGAGCAAGTATCCAAATCTCTCAAGACTATTCATCTATGGTAAACTTTGCCAGATGTAAGTGTCTAGGAGCAAACGTTCTAAGGGGTCCTGATCAGAAACCTTGGGATGGTAAGTTAAAGTATGATTATCAACTATGGATTGATAGTGATATTGTTTTCAACTCTGAGAAATTCTTCCAGTTAGTATTAATGGATAAGGATTTAGCAGCAGGTTGGTATTGTACCGAAGATGGTAAGACTACTTCTGTAGCACATTGGTTAGATGAGGATGATTTTCGTAGCAATGGTGGAGTGATGAATCACGAGACTATCGAAAGTATATCCAAACGTCGCAAACCTTTCACAGTTGATTATACAGGTTTCGGTTGGCTTCTAATTAAAAATGGAGTCTTCGAGCATGAGGAAATGAAGTATCCTTGGTTCGCACCCAAGATGCAAGTCTTCGAATCAGGGGAAGTGCAAGATATGTGCGGTGAGGACGTTTCTTTCTGTCTTGATGCGAAAGAAGCAGGTTTTGAAATCTGGTGCGATCCTCGTGTAAGGGTTGGACATGAAAAAACAAGAGTCATATAGGTATAGCATCTTCTGTAAGGAAAAACTTCTCTATGAAGGACTTACAGAAGAAGAATACTTCGATAAATTAGAGGAATTAGCTCAAGATTTCTATATAAATGGTGTACCTCATCCAGAGGACTTAAAAACAGTGATTTTAATGGATTAATTTATGGCAAAAATGAAAAAAAGTCTTAGTGGAGACGTATTTGTTGAATCAATTCCGAAAAAATCTCGTCAAGGGAACGGAAAACACTCGAAATACTCTGCTACATCCCGTAACTCGGCTCGTAAAAGGTATAGAGGACAAGGAAAATGACGAAAAATGCTCCTTCGGGGGCATTTTTTAATGCTTAATAAATATTTGGATAAAATGAGTATAAATAAATCTAGAAAACTGCTTAAAATGAATGAAAACAAGGGTATCTAGATCATTTAAAGATATTAGTCTATCCTTTAATGCTCATCCAGTAACAAACGACCTTACAATAATTAAGAATGAGAACGCAATTAAGCGATCTGTAAGGAATTTAGTCCAAACTATCCCTAGAGAAAGGTTTTTTAACCCTATTTTAGGTACTGATATAAGAGGTAGTCTATTTGATTTCGTTGATTTTGGTACTGCATCGGTTATAGAGAAGCAAATACAGACTACAATAGACAATTTTGAACCTAGAGTTGAAAATTTACAAATAGAAGTCTTTCCTAGACCAGATGACAACGAATTTGAAGTAAATATATACTTTGACATCATCGGACAAGAGTTTCCTGCCCAAGCATTCCAATTCATATTAGAAGCCACCAGATAATATGCCTTTTACTAAATTTACAAACCTAGATTTTGATCAAATAAAGACATCTATTAAGGATTATCTTCGTGCAAACTCGAATTTTACCGATTTTGACTTCGAAGGTTCCAATTTTTCCGTCTTAATTGATACTCTAGCGTATAATACTTACATTACAGCATTTAACTCCAATATGGTAGTTAATGAATCTTTCTTAGATTCAGCAACTGTTAGGGAAAATGTTGTTTCGTTAGCAAGAAATATAGGTTATGTACCACGATCTAAAACTGCTGCAAAGGCAGAGATAAACATACAATTTACTGGTTTATTAGATCCGACTGATAATGATAACCCATATGCCTCAGTTTTTTTGAAAGAGGGGTTAATATGTACTGGTACAAAGGAAGATAGTACTTATAGTTTTTCTATTCCTCAAGCTATAGAAAATTCTAATATTACTAGTGATGGAGTGTTAAATTGGCCTGTAACAGTATATCAAGGTACTTATCTAACTAAAACATTTACTGTTGACGGTTCTTTAGATCAAAGATTTATATTAGATAATTCTGATATTGATACTTCAACTATTGTGGTATATGTAAACATACCTATTAGCACTGATAGTTATAGAAGCACTAATTTAGGAAAAGGGACTTTATATACAAAAGTAGATAATATTCTTAATGTTGATAAAAATTCTGAAACATATTTAATTCAAGAAGTTCAAGATGAAAAGTGGGAACTTCTATTTGGTGATGGTATTTTTGGTAAAAAGTTAGAAAATGAAACAAAGATAACAGTACAATATATTGTTACTGATGGTTCAGAAGGAAATGGACCTGGTGGAAATGCAGGAGCTCAAAATATATTTTCATTTGCAGGTACTCTTGAAAAAGAAACAGTAGATTCAGGATTATCGGGAAGAGAATTATTAACACCAACTGTTGATAAGATAACAACTCTCCAACGTGCCAGTAATGGTGGAGATATAGAATCAATCAACTCTATTAAATACTTCGCTCCTAGACTGTATTCATCGCAGTATAGAGCAGTTACATCAAGAGATTATGAGTCAATTATACAAACAATTTACCCAAATACTGAGAGTGTATCGGTAGTTGGTGGTGAAGAAATGGATCCACCTCAATTTGGTACAGTTTTTCTTACGATTAAACCAAAAAATGGTGATTTTGTCTCTGATTTTGATAAAGAACAGATACTTTCAGACTTAAAAGGTTATTCTTTGACTGGAATTAATCAAAAAATTCTAGATTTGAAGGTATTATACATTGAATTAGAAAATTATACTTATTATAATGCAGCTAAAGTTGGAGATGTTGCTGGTTTAAGAGCAAGTGTTGTTGGAGGACTTACTACATATGCAAATTCTCTTGATATTAATAAATTTGGTGGCAGATTCCGCTATAGTAAGGTTTTGAGTGTAATTGACAATATAGATGATGCAATAACCTCTAATATTACCAGAGTTAAAATTAGAAGAAACTTAAATGCCCTAATTAATCAAAATGCACAATATGAATTATGTTTTGGTAATGAATTTAATGTAAAAGAATCTGGGTTAAACATAAAGAGTACTGGATTTAAGATTCAAGGAACTAAGGAAACTGTATATCTATCAGATACTCCTAATGCAGATAAAAAAACAGGTGTTGTTCAAATTATTCGAAAAGATAGAATTGATGGTTCAAAAATAATTGTTGTTGAAGATGCAGGAAATGTTGATTATGTTAAGGGTGAGATTATCCTTACTACTATTAACATAACAGATACTGATAGACCTAACAATATTATTGAGGTTCAGGCATTTCCAGAATCGAATGATATTATAGGACTTCAGGATTTATACCTAAAATTTAGCATCGGTGATAGTGCAATAAATATGGTTAAAGACACTATTACTTCAGGAGAACAAATATCTGGTGTCGGATATAAAGTTACTTCAAGTTATACAAACGGAGATTTAATAAGGACGTAATATGATTACAACAGGGATTGATAAAAGGGTTCAAGTACAACAAATAATTGATAATCAACTTCCAGAGTTTGTATTATCTGAAAGCCCAAAAGCTGCTGATTTTCTAAAACAATACTATATTTCACAAGAATATCGTGGCGGTCCCATTGATATTACTGATAATTTAGATCAATATTTAAAATTAGACAATCTAACACCAGAAGTAATAACAGCAAGAACAACTTTAGGTGTTGGTATATCTGATGGTGATGATAGTATTATTGTTGATAGTACAAAAGGTTTCCCTGATCAATACGGTCTTTTAAAAATAGGTGATGAAATCATCACTTATACTGGAATAGCAGGAAGTACCTTTACAGGTTGTGAACGTGGTTTTAGTGGAATAACATCATATCACTCTATTGATAATCCAAGTGAGTTAGTTTTTTCGGATACCAGTGCTGCTAGTCATGATGAAGGTGCTGTTGTTCAAAACTTAAGTGCCTTATTTTTACAAGAATTTTATAAAAAACTCAAAATTTCTCTTACACCAGGGTTAGAAGGGGTTGATTTTGTATCAAATTTAGATGTTAATAATTTTATAAAAGAAGCAAGAACTTTTTATGAGGCAAAAGGCACTGATGAGTCTTTTAGGATATTATTTAATGTATTATATGGAGTAGATCCAAAAGTTATTGATCTTGAAAATTTTCTAGTAAAACCATCTTCAGCAAAGTATATTAGACGTGAAAGAATAGTTGCTGAATTATTAAGTGGAGATGCATTAAAATTAGAAGGACAAACAATAACCAAATCCAATGATACTGCAAGTACAGCATCTATATCAGAGGTTGAAAAACTTACAGGAATTACTGGTGTTAGCACAGCAGAATATTTTAATTTAGATATTTTTGTTGGGTATGATGATCAATCATATGTTACAGGAACATTTGATGTTCCAGGAAAAAGTAGAGTAATAGGTAATGTATCTGCTGGTTCGTCTGTTATTACTGTAGATTCTACAATAGGATTCTCTACTTCAGGAACAATTATATCTGGAATTAATACAAATATTGTTTATACTGATAAAACAGTTAATCAGTTCTTGGGTGTAACTTCAATTACTGAAGATATTATATCTGGGCAGAATTTAAGATCTGATGAAATTATCTATGGTTATGAAGATGGAGATATAAACAAAAAGGTTGAATTAAGAATTACTGGAGTATTATCTAAATTCGCTCCATCAGAAGATAATAGATTGTCTTTAGAAGGAGAAACTATTCTTATTAAAGGTGTTGGTGAACCAATTGAAAATAATGCGACGACACGTAAAGAAATTCTCGCAAACTCATGGCAATATAATACATCAACAATATTAGAGATACAGGATAATCAGACTAGCAATCCTTTTATATTAAAAACTTCTATCGATAAAGCGTATTTAAAAGTAGGAGATACTGTTGAAATACTAGAAAGAATTAGTAATCCATTAGCAATAGATCAACAAAATGTTTTTGTTACAAATAAAAGAGTACTTGAGATAACACCTACTGAAAATAAAGTTAGATTAGAGGTAATTCCTGATTTTGATCCTTCAAAAGATTATGATTTAAGGAGAATTATAAAAAAAGCTTCTAGTAGTGGCGTACCAATTGATCATGGAAATGATACTATATCTGCAGATATTCAAAATACTTATATCGAATCTGATGAATCTTTATATGTTGCTACCAATTCTTTACCATCGTATGAAATTATAGATGAAGCATTTAAAGCTGGTATTAGTGCTGCTACTGCAGGTGATACTATACAAGGATATGATACAACTACACAAAAATATTCAATAATATCTTTTGGTTCTGATGTTCCTTTCATTACTGGTGATGCTGTACAATATACACCTGGAACTACCCCATTAACTGGATTAAGAGAAGGTGTTTATTTTGTAAAAAATGTTGATAGTCAAACAAGACAAATAAAATTATACTTATCTGCATCTTTTGTAGAAACTGATGGTTTTGAAGAGTTTACTATTCCAAATGTAACAAGTTCTCATACATTTACATTATTGAAGCATTATAACAAAACCCTTCAATCTCAAAAAATACTTAAAAAGTTTCCAATAAATCCAAACTTAGGTTCTAGTGAAGATGTAGAAACACTTCCAGGACCAGTTGGAATGTTGATTAATGGTATTGAGATTGAGAATAATAAATCATCTGATGGAATTTATTATGGACAATTAGATAATGTTTCTGTTATAAGTAAAGGAACTAATTATGATGTAGTTAATTTACCAAAATTAGATATTGCTACTAGTATTGGAGTTACAGCATTGGTTCAACCTGTAATTTCTGGTACTCTTACTGAAATACAAGTTGATCCTCAAAATTTTGATATTGAAGATGTTATTAGTATTAAAGTTACTGGTGGTAACAGTGATGAAACTGTATTAAGACCTGTAATTAAAAAGAGAAATAGAGAATTAGAATTTGATGCTAGGATTATAACAAAAGGTGGTGGAGTAGACACTGTTAATGAAACTATTACTTTTACCAACAATCATAATTTAAAAAGTGGAGAACCACTCATTTATGATAGAAATGATTATCCTGCTTTAGGTATTGGAACATATGCAGGAAATAATAATCCATTTAATCCTGGTAATGATGAATTAGTTCCTGGTGCTACATATTATCCGCAAGTTCTTGGAATAAGTAGTGTTTTTCTTTATAGAACAGAAAAAGATTATAATGCAGGAATTAATACTATAGGATATACTGCAGTAACTGGTAAAAATATAGGTTTACATAAATTTAAAGTTAAGTATGCTAAAAACACTTTAAATTCTGTTTCTATAATAGATGCAGGTGGTACATTTGAAAATAGAAGTGTTTTTGTAAAACCAGAAAAAATATCCACAATTGATTCAATTATTAACTTTAATAATCATGGATTCTCTGAAGGAGATAAGATAGTATATGGGGGTGGTTCTTCTGTAAATATTGTAGGGCTTGGAACTACAGTACAATACAAAGTAATTAAGCAAAATGATGACTCATTTAGATTAACCAATGCTGGAATTGCTGGAACTGACAATACAGACTATATTGAAAAGAATTATGTTCAATTTACTTCTTCTGGAACTGGTTATCAAGAGTTTAAATATCCAACTATTGAAGTTTCAGCTGAAGTAAAATATTCTGTTGATACTTCAGATAAAATTGTATTAACACCTGTTATTCGTGGACATTTAACTGATATAATATTATATGAAGAAGGAACTTCATATGGTTCAGATACTGTTGTAAATTATGAAAATAATCCAGAAATAACAATTAAGAATGGTATAGGTAGAAGGGATAGAGATATTAATCCTGCTCTGACACCGATTATAATAGGTTCAAAAATAGAAAAGGTTAGAATAGATGATGGAGGGGAAGAATACTACTCTACGCCCGAATTAGAGGTAGTTGGAGATGGATCTAGTGCAAGAATAAGAGCTGTTATTGATAAAGATCCAACTTCTGCAACTTATCTAAGAATAGTTGATACTGTAATTCTTAATGGTGGTACTGGATTTACTACAAGTAATACTAGAATTACAGTAACACCATCTGGTAAAAATGCAGTTATTAAGTCAAATATAAGAAGATTATCTTTAAATAATATACAAACACAAAGTCCATATAATAAGAAATATAATGGTAATATCATTGAAGAATCTGAATATGGATTAAGATATTCTGTAGTTGGGTATTCAACTGATATTGGTAATTCTTATTTTGAAAATATAACTACTGTACCACCAATTACTAATATCTTTAGAGATTTTGATGGAGGACACTCAAAGATTATTGGGTGGGCTTATGATGGAAATCCAATATATGGTCCGTTTGGATATAGTGATCCTTTTGATACTACCACTGTTAAGATTTTAAGTCCTAGTTATACTTTAGATACTTCAAAAGTTTCTAATAGACCTGGAATATCTACATATCCTGCAGGATTCTTCGCTGATGATTATTCATATGATGGTTCTGGTGATTTAGATGAGCACAATGGAAGATATTGTGTAACACCAGAATTTCCAAATGGTGTTTATGCATATTTTGCAGGAATAAATTCTACGACTAATGCACCAGTATTCCCATATTTTATTGGAAATAGTTATAGATCTACACCTGAAGCTTTAGATAGAACAGGTTTAATAAATCAAAAGTTTGATTTTAATAATTCTAACTTAGTTAGAAATACATTCCCATATAAGTCTGCTGATAAGTTTACTAAAACTTTCTTTGTAGAATCAGATGATATTGTTTCTCAATCAGCAATTGTTGATGCAGTAACTCAGGGAGAAGTAGAAAGTGTTGAAATTGTAAAATCTGGAGATAATTATAAAGTTGGTGATGTACTAACTTTTGATGATACTGGAAGTAATGGAAATGGTTTAAGTGCTACTATTGAAACTATTGAGGGACCTGCTTTATCTACAATTGAAACAACTTATAATCAATATAGTGGAATTAAATTTACTTGGAAGGATTCTAAAAAAGTATTAGCACATTTTGATACTCCACATCAATTTGAGGTTGGTGATAAAATTCAGGTTTCTGGATTAACAACAGATATTCAATATCTTCAAGGAACACATTCAGTTGGTATTACAACAGAAAGTACAATTTTATATCAAGAAGTTGCTGCAAATGGAACAGCAGGAATTATAACAGATATTTTTGTTGGTAGAACTTCTTTAATATCTGTAGGAAGTAGTATAGGTATAGGAACAGAAACTCTTGCAGTTATTAATAAATTTGATGATAGAAATATACTAAGAGTTAGAAGAGGTGTTGTAGGAACTGCACATTCATTATCTACAGAAGTTAAACTAAATCCAACTATACTAACATTACCAGTAGAAACTGATAATTTTGATTCTGAAATAGATGATATTGTTTATTTTAATCCTAAACAAGCTCTTGGAATAGGTAGTGATGGAAATACTGGTGTTGGATATACTGCATGGGTTTCTGTTGGTGAAACTGCACGTAACGTTTCAATTCCTGCTCAGAGCATTTACTTACCAAATCATCCATTTAAAACTGGACAAAAAGTAACATTTTCAAAACCTGCAGGTAAGGCAAATATTGGTGTATCTGATGATGGAACAATTCCTCTGGGATTTAGCATACCTTTAAGTGGAACTTCACAAGATGTTTATGTTATTAATAAATCATCTGATTTTATTGGTATAGTTACTGATATTGATAATATTGGACTTAATACTGAGTCAACTAATGCATCACCAGGTGGTTTATATTTCTTATCTAATGGTGATAGTGATTTTGAATATACCTTCCAATCTAATTTTGAACAAGTAACAGGAAATATTGAAACTATTTCAACTTTAGTATCTGTTTCAACTAATCATAATTTAATATCTAATGATGTCATTAATTTAATAATTAATGCCAATGAAGCTGTTGGAGTAGGTACTTCAGCATCAGTTATTGTCAAACATAATTCATCTATCAATAAACTATTAATTAATCCAAAGACATTTGGAAAAGTAGGGGTAAATACAGGAACAAATATTATAACCCTTAATGGACATGATACTAAAACTGGTGATAAGATATATTATAGTCCTACATATAGTTCTATTAGTGGATTAGAAACTGGTGGATATTTTGTTTATAGGGTAGATGATAATAATATTAAATTAGCAAATACTTATCATAATGTTGTAAATTATCCACCAAAAGTTATAAATTTGGTTGGTGTAGGTTCAACTTTTGTTGGGGAAATATCTCTAATAAATCCAAATATTCCTGTCATAAGAAATAATGATTTAGTATTTGACGTTTCTGATTCTTCTTTAGAGGGATATGATTTTAATCTATATTATGACAGTAAATTTAAGAATCAATTTGTATCTACAGGAAGTACAGATTTAATTAGTGTATCTGGTGTTGGAACTATTGGTGTTACAACAACTGCAACTGTTACTTTGAAATATTATGAAGATAATCCAAATTCATTATTTTATAATATAGAAAAAACTGGTTTTATTAGTACATCTGATGTTAGTGTTAAGAATGGTTCTAAAATTACTTACGAATCAAGTAAATATAATGGTGAATATTCTATTACTGGTGTTGGAGACACAACATTTAGTATTTTATTAGATAAAAAACCAGAATCTTTAGTATATGATAATGGTGATACTGATATTTTAAGATATAATACTAATTCAAAATCTAGTACTGGACCAATATCTTCTGTTAAAGTTAATTTTGGTGGTGTTGGATATAAGCAGATGCCAAGATTTGTGAGTGTTGCATCTACTGAAGGACAAAATGCTGTAGTCCTACCAAGATCAACTAAAGCAAATAAAATTGAAGATGTTAAGATTACAAATATTGGATTTGAATATGCTTCAGATAAAACTTTATCTGCAACAGCAAAAATATCTTCAGTAATTTCATTAAGTGATTATGGTGCTATAGACCCACCAGTAGAAATTATTGATGGTGGTAGAGGATATCAAAGTCCACCTAATTTAGTTGTTGTCGATACTATTAGTAGAGAAGTTGTTGAAACTGGACATTTAACTGCTGGTGTTTCTCAATCAACACAGGCTATTGATGCTGTTAATGTAGTGTCACCACCTAAAGGATTAAATGTTCCAGAAATTTTTGCTGTTGACAATACAAATGGAGTTTCGATTACAAGAGTAGCGATAGGACATACTACTGTCCAAACTGATAATGCAATTGGAATTGTAACATTTACTTTAGAAACTCCAGTACTTGGATTTTCAACAGATCCATTTATACCTGATGATAAGGTATGGGTTGAGCGAGTTGAAAATGAATATAATTCAAATACTTTTAATTCTCCTGCTAATGGATATAAGTTCTTCCCTGTACTTAATACTTGGGTAACTAAGGTAGGATTGACTAGAAATCCTTTCCAAATGGAGATTAGCCTAATTGGTATTACAACCGAAAATCCAGGCCCTGCTAAAACAACACAAAACTTTGGACAAGTTGTTAATAAAAATAGATACCCAATATTTAAAATTACTCAAAAATCTTCTGTTTTCTCAGAAGGTGAAACTGTTCTAGTAAAAGTTAATGATGAATTTATAGACGTTGGAGTTAAATTAGATAGAATTGCTAATGACTATGTTAAATTGAGTGGTAAGTATGAATTAAAGAAAGGTGATAGAATTAAAGGAGTATTTTCTGGTTCAATTGCCACTCTTAATGTATTATATGATAATACTGGTAAGTTTAAAGTAGATTACTCGTCTGAGCAGAATAAAGGATGGTATACTAATGTTGGTAAACTTAATGAAGACTATCAAGTTTTACCAGATAACGATTATTATCAGAATTTATCATATACTATTCAGAGTCCTATTGAATATCAAAAATTATCAAATCCCGTAAATAACTTACTTCATACTAGTGGACTTAAGAATTTTGCTGATACTGGTATTACTTCTTCTACATCTTCTGGATTATCAACAGCAGCAGATGCTACTACTATAACTCGTGATTTATTCTCAGAAAATAGAGTTGATATTATTAAATCTTTTGATTTAGTTACAGATTCTGCACCATTAACAAATCCATTAAGATCGAAATATATTAGATTTGAAAATAAGGAACTTGTAAATTACTTCAAGTGTTCTACAAATAGAGTATTAACTGTAGATGA